CTGTACTTCCTATAGTTCCAGTAGGACCGATAGATCCGGTTGATCCGACAGACCCGGTAGGTCCGACAGTTCCGGTAGGTCCTTGTGCTCCAACTGTAGGCATAACCCAATTTAAATTACCAACACCATCAATTGATTGTAATACTGTTCCAGAAGCTCCCGCCGTTCCTGGCCAAATTGCAGCAAATGAAGCCACAGTTGATGCTACCTGGAAATTAAGTGTGCCAGTATTTTTAGATTTAAATCTAGTTACTGGCGCTCCAAATTGATCTCTTGTAACTGCTAATAATGATCCGGTTGGAGATCCAGAAGCTCCAACATAATGATCAATGGCGCCATAAAAATTAGTTCCAACTGGAGCCGGAACCATTAAGTTGATATCTCCAGGTTTTCTTGCTTGATTTGTTGCTGCTGAAAATGGTCCCTGTGAAATTATAGAAAGATCATCTGTATTTGTGTCCGCGCCTCTAGCTGCATGAAGTATAGCTACACCAGTAACGCCATTATTAAATATGAATTTTGGCAATTCAGATACTATAACTTTTGCTGCACCATAGTCTACTGAAAAATATGTAAATCCGCCAAAATTAACAGTTGCCAAAAGAAAACTACTAACATATGCCGTCATAGCTAGCTGTGTTGTTAAGCTTCCAAAATTTAATTCTCCTGGACTGCTACCATAAGAAATTAATGTGTTATTAACTCCATCATCATCAATCATTCCAATAATTTCAGAAAATGACCCAATAGATGGTCCGACTTTTATTAAACCAGTAGCTCCAGCCGCCGATGCTCCAAATGAAATAGATACTCCAGTAGGAACTATTACATTTTGATTAACTCCAGTTCCATTTCCTTGAAGACTGCTAATTCTTGGTCCAGATGCCGTCGATCCAGTACCTTGCAAATCTCCACCTAGTGAAATAATTCCAAATTGAGTGGCTGTCGCTGGAGATCCACCGCCCCCATTGCCTGCTGGACCTATAGAGCCAGTTGGTCCTTGAGGTCCTGTAGGACCTGTTGATCCAATAGTTCCAGTAGGACCAACTGTTCCTATTGTGCCGGTTGGACCTTGAGGACCTGTTGGTCCAGTTGAACCTATTGTTCCTGTAGAACCAATTGTACCTGTAGCGTCTGTAATGCCAGGTAATCCTGCGGGAGAAATACTAGCAGCGTTAATTGTTATACCAGAAGGTAAATTAGAAGCTAAGTTAGATAATACTAAGTTACTTCCAGATATACCAGTTACTATAAAATAACCACCAGTAGCAATATAAACGGCTTGACCTACCTGTTCCCACCCTTGGAAAGCTCCTGATACTACAGAAACATTACCTGCGTTGTTAGTAACGAAGGCAGGGGTAGTATTAAAGGCATCTTGACCAGCAGTTCCGGTAGAACCTGTCGAACCAATACTTCCGGTAGGTCCAACACTTCCTGTAGATCCAACGCTTCCCGTAGGACCTTGTGGTCCTGTAGGTCCAGTACTTCCGATTGTTCCTGTGGGTCCTACACTTCCTATACTTCCAGTTGGTCCAATACTTCCTGTAGGACCAGTTGATCCGATAGTTCCTGTTGGACCCTGTGGACCTGTAGGACCAGTAGACCCAATAGTTCCTGTAGGTCCTGCGCCGCCTATGCTTCCAGTTGAACCAATACTGCCAGTAGCTCCAGTAATTCCTGGCAAACCTGCTGGAGATATACTAGCTGCATTTATCGTAATACCACTTGGAAGATTAGAGGCAAGATTAGAAAGTACTAAGTTGCTTCCAGATATACCGGTTACTATAAAATAACCACCTGTTGCAATATATACTGCTTGACCTACCTGTTCCCAGCCTCTAAATGCTCCAGAAACTACAGCTACTTGACCAGCGTTATTTGTTACGAAAGTTGGGGTAGTGTTAAAAGCATCTTGACCAGCTGTACCTGTTGAGCCGGTACTTCCAATTGATCCTGTTGGTCCAATTGATCCCGTTGAGCCAATTGATCCTGTAGGTCCTTGAGGACCTGTAGGTCCAGTTGAGCCGATTGTACCAGTTGGACCTTGAGATCCAGTAGATCCTGTTGATCCTATAGTTCCTGTAGACCCGATAGATCCGGTTGATCCTATGCTTCCTGTAGGTCCAATTGTTCCAGTAGCTCCAGTTATACCAGGCAAACCTGCTGGAGATATGCTAGCTGCATTTATCGTGATACCAGAAGGTAAATTAGAAGCAAGATTAGAAAGTACTAAGTTACTTCCAGATATGCCCGTAACAATGAAGTAACCACCAGTCCCAATATAAACTGCCTGACCTAGTTGTTCCCATCCTTGGAAAGCACCAGAAACAACCGCTACTTGACCAGCATTGTTGGTTACGAAAGTAGGGGTAGTGTTAAAGGAATCTTGACCAGCAGTTCCTGTTGAGCCAGTACTTCCTATAGAGCCTGTAGGTCCAATACTTCCGGTAGGTCCAGTTGATCCTATAGTTCCAGTAGGTCCTTGCGGTCCTGTTGGTCCAGTTGATCCGATTGTACCTGTAGGTCCTTGCGGTCCAGTAGGTCCTGTTGATCCAATTGTACCCGTAGATCCTTGCGGTCCAGTTGGTCCGGTACTTCCTATTGTTCCGGTTGCGCCGATTGATCCCGTTGATCCAATACTTCCAGTTGGTCCTATAGTTCCTGTAGCTCCAGTTATTCCTGGAAGTCCTGCTGGTGAAATACTTGCAGCATTAATTGTAATGCCACTTGGAAGATTACTCGCAAGATTAGATAATACTAAGTTAGTTCCAGATATACCAGTGACTATAAAGTAACCACCAGTTGCAATATATACTGCTTGACCTACCTGTTCCCAGCCCTTAAAAGCACCTGAAACTACAGAAACATTGCCTGCATTGTTGGTTACGAAAGTAGGGGTAGTATTAAAGGCATCTTGTCCTGCTGTACCCGTTGATCCTGTTGACCCTATACTTCCTGTAGGTCCAATACTTCCGGTAGATCCTATAGATCCTGTAGGTCCAACACTTCCAGTTGGACCAGTTGATCCGATAGTTCCAGTTGGACCTTGCGGTCCTGTAGGACCAGTTGCTCCAAATGTTCCAAATGTTCCGGTAACTCCATCAGGAGACATTTTATATATAGTCCCATCATCAGCAACTACAATTCCCCAATAATTTCCACTTGGAGTTTGTAAAGTTAATTGTGGAGATCCAGTAGGTCCAGTTGCATAAAAAGAAAATCCCATGGAAGACATAACTTGATCTAAGTCGTCTTTCATAACATCATTATTTAATGTAATATCTAGAAAATTAGGTACGGTTGAATTGACAATAACACCAGTTGGCGTTGTTGGAACCAAATGAAGTAATGAGTTTTGAACAACACCCAAAGATTTATATCTAAAAATACTCATACGAACTCCGCAGATACAACAACTTGTTGTACGGCAGGAGATACGGAGGCAGCTTTAGTTACTTGTAAAGTCAATTGATCACCACTAGATAATGCCACAGTATCCGTTGTATCCGAACCAGTAGATACATTGCCAGCAATTGTTACTGTTAATATTGAAGCAACACCATTTACCAATACTGTATATACAACATTATTTGCAGATGTGCTTGTACTATTCTGCATAATATTCATATTTTTAAGTGTTCCGGCTCTTGGAACTATAACTCTATATATATCATTGGTAGCTGCATTACTTGTAGAATATCCTGGATACAAATATCTTGTTGTAGTTGTAGTTAATATACTGTCTGCTCCCCAATATATAATAGCTCCAGCACCTGGTCCAATTGTTCCAGTTGCTCCTTTTGGTCCAGTAGGTCCCGTACTTCCGATAGTTCCTGTAGGTCCAATTGTTCCCGTAGCTCCTGTAATGCCAGGAAGTCCTGCTGGAGATATGCTGGCAGCGTTAATTGTAATGCCACTTGGAAGATTACTCGCAAGATTAGATAATACTAAGTTACTTCCTGATATACCAGTTACTATAAAGTAACCACCTGTTGCTATATAAACGGCTTGACCTACCTGCTCCCATCCTTTAAACGCGCCTGAAACAACAGAAACTAAACCGCTATTATTTGTTACGAAGGTAGGAGTAGTATTAAAGGCATCTTGTCCTGCAGTTCCAGTTGATCCTGTTGATCCGATACTTCCTGTAGGTCCGATACTTCCTGTAGGTCCTGTTGATCCTATAGTTCCGGTTGGACCTTGAGGACCTGTAGGTCCAGTTGATCCAATAGTTCCAGTTGGTCCTTGTGGTCCAGTAGGTCCTGTGCTTCCAATTGTTCCGGTTGCACCGATTGATCCAGTTGAACCAATGCTTCCTGTAGATCCCACAGAACCGGTTGGCCCAATAGTTCCTGTGGCTCCAGTAATTCCAGGAAGTCCTGCTGGTGAAATATTTGCTGCATTAATAGTAATACCAGAAGGTAAATTAGAAGCAAGATTAGAAAGTACTAAGTTACTTCCAGATATACCTGTGACAATAAAGTAGCCACCTGTAGCTATATAGACAGCTTGCCCTACTTGCTCCCATCCTTTAAAAGCTCCAGAGACAACAGAAACTAGACCCGAATTATTAGTAACGAAAGTAGGCGTTGTATTAAAAGCATCTTGTCCAGCAGTACCAGTAGATCCTGTACTACCTATTGATCCGGTAGGTCCAATAGAGCCGGTGGATCCAATTGTACCAGTTGGTCCTTGAGGTCCGGTAGGTCCTGTTGATCCGATAGTTCCAGTTGGTCCTTGAGGACCAGTTGGTCCAGTTGATCCGATTGTGCCAGTAGATCCTTGAGGTCCAGTTGGTCCAGTACTACCAATACTTCCGGTAGATCCAATGCTTCCTGTAGGTCCGACAGAGCCGGTTGAACCAATAGATCCTGTAGGTCCGACAGAACCGGTTGCGCCAATAGTTCCTGTAGCTCCAGTTATTCCTGGAAGTCCTGCAGGAGAAATATTTGCAGCATTTATAGTTATACCAGAAGGTAAATTAGAAGCCAAGTTAGATAATACGAGATTGCTTCCTGAAATGCCTGTAACAATAAAATAACCACCAGTAGCTATATATACTGCTTGACCTACTTGTTCCCAACCTTGGAAAGCTCCAGAAACAACCGCTACTTGACCAGCATTATTCGTTACGAAAGTAGGAGTAGTATTATAGGCATTTTGACCAGCAGTTCCAGTAGATCCGGTACTTCCGATTGATCCTGTAGGTCCAATACTTCCAGTTGGACCTGTACTACCGATAGTTCCTGTTGGTCCTTGCGGTCCAGTAGGTCCTGTTGATCCAATAGTTCCAGTTGGACCTTGTGGACCTGTAGGTCCTGTTGAACCAATAGTTCCAGTAGCTCCGATAGATCCAGTAGGTCCTGTTGACCCAATAGTTCCAGTAGCCCCGATAGATCCAGTAGGTCCTGTTGAACCAATTGTGCCAGTAGCTCCAGTAATTCCAGGCAAACCTGCTGGAGATATACTGGCTGCATTAATAGTTATACCAGAAGGCAAATTAGAAGCTAAGTTAGATAATACTAAGTTACTTCCAGATATACCAGTTACAATAAAGTAACCGCCAGTAGCTATATAAACGGCTTGACCTACCTGTTCCCATCCTTTAAAGGCACCTGAAACTACAGAAACATTACCTGCATTGTTAGTTACGAAGGTAGGAGTAGTGTTAAATGCATCTTGTCCTGCTGTACCAGTAGAGCCAGTTGATCCAATTGATCCAGTAGGTCCAATACTTCCTGTAGGACCTGTTGATCCAATAGTTCCAGTTGGACCTTGTGGTCCAGTAGGTCCTGTGCTTCCGATTGTACCAGTAGCTCCGATAGATCCAGTAGGACCTATTGACCCAATTGTGCCTGTTGGTCCAACTGTTCCTGTAGCTCCAGTTATTCCTGGCAAACCTGCTGGTGATATGCTGGCTGCGTTAATCGTAATACCTGAAGGTAAATTAGAAGCAAGATTAGAAAGTACTAAGTTACTTCCAGATATACCTGTTACGATAAAGTATCCACCAGTAGCTATATATACCGCTTGCCCTACTTGCTCCCAACCTTTAAAGGCTCCAGAAACAATAGAAACTAAACCGCCGTTATTTGTTACGAAAATAGGAGTAGTGTTAAAGGAATCTTGACCAGCAGTTCCAGTAGATCCTGTTGAACCAATACTGCCAGTTGATCCAATACTTCCAGTTGGTCCAATTGAACCGGTTGGACCGGTAGATCCAATTGTGCCGGTAGGTCCTTGAGGTCCAGTTGGTCCTGTACTTCCGATCGTTCCTGTTGCACCGATTGATCCTGTTGCTCCAATAGTACCTGTTGAACCAATTGTACCGGTAGCTCCAGTAATTCCTGGTAAACCTGCTGGAGAAATGTTTGCAGCATTAATAGTAATGCCAGAAGGTAAATTAGAAGCTAAATTACTTAATACAAGATTGCTTCCTGAAATACCAGTTACTATAAAGTAACCGCCAGTAGCTATATATACCGCTTGACCTACTTGCTCCCAACCTTTAAAGGCACCTGATACTACAGAAACATTACCAGCATTATTTGTTACGAAGGTAGGAGTAGTATTGAAAGCATCTTGACCGGCAGTTCCAGTTGATCCTGTTGATCCAATACTTCCAGTTGGTCCTATCGATCCTGTTGATCCAATAGTGCCGGTAGGACCTTGTGGTCCAGTAGGTCCAGTTGATCCAATAGTTCCAGTTGGTCCTTGAGGTCCTGTTGGTCCGGTATTTCCGATAGTTCCAGTAGCTCCGATAGATCCGATAGATCCAGTAGGACCTGTTGACCCAATTGTGCCGGTAGCTCCAGTTATTCCTGGTAAACCTGCTGGAGATATATTAGAAGCATTGACTGTAATGCCAGATGGTAAATTAGATGCGAGATTGCTTAATACTAAATTGCTTCCAGAAATACCTGTTACTATAAAGTATCCACCAGTCCCGATATAAACTGCTTGACCTACTTGTTCCCATCCTTGAAAAGCACCAGAAACAACCGCTACTTGACCAGCATTATTAGTTACGAAAGTGGGGGTAATATTATAGGCATTTTGACCTGGAGAACCTTGAGCGCCTTGAGGTCCGCCACCAATTGGTCCAGTTGGACCTTGTGCGCCTGTAACACCGGGAGAACCTTGAATTCCCTGCGTTCCAGTACTTCCGATTGATCCTGTAGGTCCAATACTTCCAGTAGGTCCAGTAGATCCAATAGTTCCAGTTGGTCCTTGAGGTCCAGTTGGTCCAGTAGATCCAATAGTTCCAGTTGGTCCTTGAGGACCAGTTGGTCCAGTAGATCCAATAGTTCCAGTTGGTCCTTGAGGACCTGTAGGTCCTGTAGAGCCGATAGTTCCAGTTGGTCCAATGCTTCCTATAGTGCCAGTTGGTCCTTGCGGTCCAGTAGGACCAGTAGATCCTATAGTTCCTGTAGGTCCTACGCTTCCTGTAGGTCCTACGCTTCCTGTAGGTCCTACGCTTCCTGTAGATCCAATAGTTCCTGTGGCTCCAGTTATTCCTGGAAGTCCTGCAGGAGAAATACTTGCTGCATTAATCGTTATACCAGAAGGTAAGTTAGAAGCTAAATTACTTAATACAAGATTGCTTCCTGAAATACCAGTAACTATGAAATAACCACCAGTAGCTATATATACTGCTTGACCTACTTGTTCCCAGCCTTTAAAGGCACCTGATACTACAGAAACTAAACCAGCATTATTAGTTACGAAAGTCGGAGTAGTATTAAAGGCATTTTGACCGGCAGTTCCAGTAGATCCTGTTGATCCAATGGTACCAGTTGGTCCTTGAGATCCAGTAGATCCTATTGTTCCGGTCGGACCAATACTTCCAGTTGGACCTGTAGATCCAATAGTTCCGGTAGGTCCTTGTGGTCCAGTTGGTCCGGTACTTCCTATTGTGCCGGTAGCTCCAATTGTACCAGTTGGACCTTGAAGACCAGTAGCTCCAATTGTACCAGTTGGACCCTGTGGACCTGTTGGTCCAGTAGAACCAATAGTTCCTGTAGCGCCGATAGAGCCTGTTGGTCCCAGCGATCCAGTTGATCCTATTGTACCAGTAGGACCAATAGATCCCGTTGCGCCTATTGATCCTGTAGATCCAACAGGTCCGGTTGGTCCGGTTGGACCAGTTGAACCAATAGTTCCAGTTGGACCTTGCGGACCTGTTGGTCCGGTAGATCCTATAGTACCAGTAGGTCCTTGTGATCCGGTTGATCCAATGGTTCCAGTTGATCCTTGCGGTCCTGTTGGTCCGGTACTTCCTATTGTTCCAGTAGCCCCAATTGATCCAGTAGGTCCTGTAGAACCAATTGTACCTGTAGCCCCGATAGATCCTGTAGGTCCGATTGTACCTGTAGCACCTTGAGGACCTGTAGCACCAGTAGCAGTAGCACCAATATTAAAAACAATAAAGTTTCCCTGTACAACAGTTAGTATTTTACTATTATTATCACATGAAACTCTAAGATCAATTACATCGCCAACATTATAATAATTTAAATCATTTAATGTTAAACTTTCATGATCGGCAGATCCAATATCTTGTTCTAATCTAGCATTTATATGCTCAACGCCATTAACAAAAAGAGAAAATGTAAATCTTGGTGTACCAGAATTAACACCACAAGATAAACTTGCTATTGTTTGATACCAGCCGGCAATATTAATTGTAATATTATTAGAAGCAATGCTTGGCGTTGTTCCAAATGCATTCGCAATAGTATCAAATTGTGTAATTTGATAATAAGTATTTAAAGTAGTAAGTGTTTGTCCAGTTACATTATTTGTTACACTTAATTCGCCATAAGTTGCTGGATTGCCTACTGGACCAGTAGCTCCAATAGTTCCAGTTGGTCCTTGAGGACCTGTTGGTCCAGTAGCTCCTTGGGCTCCAGTAGTACCAATGCTACCGGTTGGTCCTTGAGGTCCAGTAACTCCTGTAGCTCCATCAATTCCTTGATAACCTGTAGCTCCTCTTGGACCGGTTGGACCTTGTGTTCCTGTCGCTCCAATTGTACCAGTAGGTCCCTGGGGTCCTGTCGGTCCAGTTACGCCAGGAGAGCCCTGTGGGGCTCCCGCAGGTCCAGTTGGACCTTGAGGACCTATTGCTCCAGTTGCACCATCAACTCCTTGATATCCAGTAGCTCCTCTAGGTCCAGTAACACCTGGCGATCCTTGTGGACCTTGTGGACCGGTCGCACCAGTGCTACCACCAACAGATCCTGTAGGCACACCTTTTATTTGATCTGCGTTTACCTTACTCAATATTTAGTCCTATATTTTTAGCAATTTTATATTTACTCATTATTATCTCATAAATTGCTTATATAATAATCTGCTGTCATTATATCATCTGGAGCGGGAACAGTTGTAGGCGGCACAACAAAAATAACAGTATCATATCCTGATCCAACTCCACCAGATTCAGCGATAAAAAAATCATCTGCCATAACCTGTTTAACACCGTTTTTATATACAATTATTTTATATGTAGAGTTTTGTATAAATGGAGCAAAAGGAACAGTAAAAATTGTATTTACATCATTAACAATGCCTATTAATTGAATATCTTCTTTTCTTAAAACATTCATATTTGTATAATCAACTTGTAATCCTTTAATAATGCCAGCATTTGATAAAAATTGCTTTTGATCTGAATTAAATTGTAATAAATCAATATCGCTATCAATTACCACAATATCTTTTGCTAAAATTTTATGTCTAATTTCACCTTTTAAAAGGCTAGCCCTTATATCACTTTCTGCTACGCCTGGAATTTGTAATAAATCTCTAGTTTCATTAAATAAAATTGGATAATGAAATATTTTAATTATTTTATTTCTATCTGGGGTAATATTTTTAACAATAAAAACTCCATTTTTTTTTAAGTAAGGTGCAAATATATCCATAATTAAATTTCTCTTGTAATAAAATTACAAATTAATTGTAATTGAAATTGTTTTGCCATCATTTTTTTCTTTAGTAACTGTTGTTCCACCAGCAAACACTTTACTAATTAAATCTTCATAACTTTGTGTAGATATTTCATTTCTAGTAATTGGGGCTTGTGATTCTAAACCAGTTTTAATATTATCATTTTCTTTATTAGATTTTTTCAAACCAATAACTTTACTTAAATCTTTATAAAGTAATTCTTCATCTTTATTAAGAATAGCTTGTTTAATAACTTGTTGATCAAGTCTACCTAAATCATCAAAACTTAAACGATATCTCATATGTAATAATTGTTCAACATAATCAACATTACCTACACCAGGTTGACTATCTGTAAAATCACCATCTTCTTCGTTTATTCTTAATGTTTTATCTAAAGTAGATAATAAAATTCTAGAATAACTATCTTGCCATTCCGGCTCTTTACCAAATTTATCTTTTAACTCCAATAAAACATCTCGTAAGATAGCTAGTTTTTTTAATTTATCTCCCATTGACGCAGACAAAAAAGAATCACTCCTACTATAATTTTGTAATCCTCTTCTAGGATTATATTCGGTTTCTTGATCTATCCTTCTAGTATCAAATGCATTTTTGATCATTTCATTAGAATGTTTTAATTCTATGCCATTTTTACGCAATAAAAATGCAGTTTTACGAGCAGCAAAAGATTTTTTACTTACATTTATTGTTTTATAAATGTCTAAAACATCATCTAAATCAAGATTTTTCATTTCATATAATATGCACCATTATTGCGTGAGTTATTTTTGCTTTTTCATCTGATATAACAATTTTGAATAGTAATAAAACATTAAATTCATTTTTTTTCTTGATTCAGGTTCATTATCCAAACATTTACCAGTTGTATAGCCACCCAATCTATCTATATAATTTTTTAAATTACTACAGCCTCCTAGTGACTGTTTTGCGGCTCTTAAACCAGTTGTTAGGCATTTATCTAAATCAGTTACTAAATCTTCTGCTGTCCAACCTTCAGGAGTTTTACCTTTTCCTATATTCATTTGCATTAAGCAAACTGAACGACCCCAATCTCCACGCCTTTTACCTAATTGAATGTCTTTATTTAAACCAGATTCAGTTACTGCAATTGCTGATAATAATGCAATTTTTTTAATTATATCGAACTCTGTATTGCTTTCTAATTGTTTTGTATTTTGAGCAACCCTAACAATTGCTTCTGAAATTTCTTGATAGCGTTGAGTTTCTGATTGTAATATTGCTTCTTGTTCTTCTCCTGAAAGATATGGGCTGATTTTTATTGGTGCTGAACTTAATAATATTTGCATTAAAATTACTATGAGTATTTTTGTCATATTACCTCGGTTGAGGTTACATATCCTATTATTAGTAGCTAAATTTTTTCAATAAAATCAATAACTTACAAATCATTTTGATTTATAAGCTTTAAATTTTATAAAGACGCCACTATCTATTTAAATAGGAAATATGGACTATATTTAAAATTGATTGATAAAAATATAGAGACTGATAAACTAATTTTATCTGGAACACAAGACTATCAAAAACGATACTACAAAAAATAGAAAAGGCACCGTTTTCACAGTGCCTTTTCAGTTATTTTTATTGTAACCTAACTATTTATTAGGCTCCAATTACAACGCTTTTCCTGCCCAAGGCTACGCCGCGTGGGTTAACTATTGCGATGCCTATGATTTCTGATACAACCCAACCTAATTTAAGTTGTTTTGGTTCATCTGCTGGTAATACTTCGATGTCTTGACGAACTGGCATAACACCAACGAATTCTGGATCAGAGCATCCATAAACAGTTCCTGGTGGAACGATCTTAGATACCATAATGTCCGCGCCCCAAATGTGAGCATAAAGACCTGTTTGAAGAACTTCGCGCATTGTAACGGGATCGAATTCACCCCCACCAACACCTTGTCCACCACCAGCACCCCACTTCAAAATATCAGTAAATTCATTGATATTCATGAAATACTTGGTTGTTACTAAGTCCCAACGATCAATTTGTTGCTTAATTTCTACTAAATCTCTCTTTAACAAGCCTGCATCTGCAATATCTTGAGCAGTATTTTCAACTGTCGCAGCTGCATCGATGGCTGCGAAAACGTTTGCGTCTTCTTGTGCCATAATTTCTTGACGAGCTTTTTGAACCGCTCTGTCAATTACGTTAAATCTACGACGTTTGACTTCTGCAATTCTTACAGTTGGGTTTGCAAAAATTTCGAATTCAGGAACAACTACTCTGTCACCGAATACTCTTGATTCTGGACCAGAGCCGTTGCTTGAAATAACTACAGCGGCAACATCGATATCTCTATCATATGTTGGCATTGCACCTTGTGGAAGAGGATCAACCACTAAGGCTCTACGGGCAATACCGTGGTAATCTAAGTTTCTACGAATTGGGTTTGCCATTGCTTGAGCTAAAGCAATTTTACCTTCTTGTGTGGTAATTGCTCTGGCAATTAATTCATCCCTCTTATCATCTGAAAGAGAAGGTTGTCCAGCTAATCCCATATTAGATGGTTGGTTATCTTCGAGGATCGAAGCGTACTTCACAAGCGTAGTTAAAGCGTCTTTTAAAGAGCTTGCATTTACTTGTCCTTGATTATTAAACATATTCATATAATTATCTCCTAAGAATTATTTGCCGATCTTATCAGCTTTATTTGACATCAAATATAATGTCTTGTAAGAGATATATTTAATTATTACCTGTTTTTATAAAAAAGTTATTATTAAATGAAAATATTTTCAAAATTTATATTTACAAAAGCATAATGCCGACAGTATTTCTACTGTCGGCATTATATGATTCTTTTAACTATATGTTATTAGTTAACTTGATTGAAGCTAAACACGGCAAAGGCAAAGCTTTGTGCAAGAGCTACTGAGCCTGATGGGCTGTTAAGTGCTTGAACTAACTTGTTTGGGGTATTTACTAATGCACCATTTGTGGTGAATTCGATGAAGCGACCAACTACGATACCAGCTTGGAATGACAATGCTGAGTTCGGAGTTAACAAGCCAGCAGAGGTTGCATAAAGAGCAGAGCCTGCATCAAGAGTGGTGTTGGTTGGTTGAAGACCTGTAGAGACAGTTAAATCACATGCATCTAAGGATACTGCGTAAAGACCTGGTTTATCCCAGCAAGTAACTTTACCAGAACCAGTTGCTGTGTGTGGTCCTAATACTGTTCCACCAGTTGCAACTTGTCCAACAGTTCCACCAACTACTGTACCAAACAATGTACCGTAACCAGAGGTTCCTTCATCAGCTAACATTAATGGACGCTTACCAGAGGTAAGGGTTTTTGTAACTACTGGGCGTCTTGCAACACCGCTTGTATTGACGTATCCGTCAAATGCGTCTGATGCTGCCTTATCAGTTCCTGCTACTGGAACTGAGGTGAAAGTTACAACTTCACCGCCTAAAAGAGTTAATACTTCTGAATCATATCCGTCAAATTGCCCAAGGGGTTGCACGCCGGGCTGAAGTAATTTTAATGCCATGTTATTTTCCTATAATCTATATAATCCGCTAAAAAGCGGTGGTCTTACGTCTTGGGTCTTATCAAAATCTAATATAATATATTATTATTACTAGATTTATAAAAATTTTTTAATAATTATCTAACTTGCATTGCTTTATTTAATTGTTTTTGTAATTCATCAAGATCACTTGATGGATTAAATGGTTTTTTCGTGGGTTTATTGGTTGGTTTATTATCTGGAGTTTTATCACCAACCATTTCAGAAGCTTTACCAGAAGCCCCACTAACTATTTCTGAAGCTTTATCTTTAGCTCCAGTAAATGCAGATTTCATTTTATCAAGCATAGAGGTTGCTTTTGTTTCTGCTTTTTCTTTAACTCTTTCGCCACCATTAACAATGCCAACTAAACTTTTAACACCTTCTTCAAAAGAGACTATAGCATCGCGAACATCATCAAAATCGTCTGTAAATAAACCTTTTCCGCCATGCAATACTTGAGTTTTATCAATTAATTTAGTAATAAATCCTTTTTCTTGAATTTGACGAAGCTTATAATTTTCATCTTTAAATCTAGATGATAAATCAGTTAATTTTTCACTTATAGATAATGCTGCTTGTTTTAGTTGTTCAAAAGCTTGAGCATCTTGTTTGCCCTTGTCAGTTTGAGCATATTCTAATAATTCTTTATCTCCTGATGGTTTATCAATTTTTACAATATATGCTTCGATTGCTTTATATTGATTGTAAAAATTAGAAAGTTCACCTTGTATTGTTGAAATTTCTTTCAAAAAACTTTCTTTATATTGGGCACCAACGCCCCAATTAGTATTTGATTTTATAAAATCATTAAGTTGATCTTGAAGATTTTTATAACCCGTTTCAAATCCTTCTGAAAATGCTGGCCAATGTTGTTGTACCCAAATAGTTCCAATTATTCCCGCAGTAATTCCAGCCAAAGCCTTTACTCCAAGACCAATGCCAATAAAAGCTAAAGGCGCGAAGGCGTCCTTAATAATTACTTTTTTTTTTGAATTTGTTAATTGTTCAGCACAAACATCAGCTAATTTTCTTAATTCTTCTGCATCATTATTATCCATATCATTAGCAACTCTAACTAATGATAATAATAAGTCGTGTTGAGCATATTTATGACCTGTTAAATGTCCATTTGGAACTTTATTAACAATATTAATCATAATATTTTGACGTTCAATATTATTTTCAACTAATCCATTAATTTTATCATAAGCTGGAGAAATAACCATTGGCTTAGGATGAGCGTCTTCCATAATGTTATGTTTATATTCCATATCTTTTGGAGTATTTGGTTTAACGCCATATAAAGCTTCAATATCAGAAATGGAATGAGAATCTGCGCGAGGATTTTTTTCTAATTTTGATTTAATGTCATCTGCATCTTTATCAAAATCCTTTTCCAGAGCAATTTTTACATAACTATCAAATATTTCGCTGCGTCTACTAGTCATATTTTTATCCAATTATTTATATATTATATTATGCAGCATTCTATGATTTCAGATAAAATGATATTATAGATCTTCAATAAATGAATCTACTATATCTTTTTTAGTTTTAAACATTTCAGGAATAGATACAATACGATTTCCAGTCGATTTCCTATTTAAATCTTCAATACTATCTACAACACCATTAAATCCAATAGAAGATTTCATTTGACTATCTTTATTTTCCAATCCAAGATATACTTCATTGGCAAATGTCATTACCATATTTTCAATATTCTGCCTATTATTTATAATTGATTCGGTCCAACCAGGATTAAGAGGAATATCTTTATAAATTGGATTAAGTTTATATTTGGTTTGAATAATTTTGGGACGCACTTGTAATGGTTGATTTGGTGACATTGATGGCTTATCTTTTTCTTTGCCATGTTGTAGGGTATTATCCAAAGCATTATCTAATTGAAGAGTTTTTCTAACTGCATCACCAGCAAGAAGCATGCCTCCAGCACCAGCTATTGTTAACATCACCCATTTTAAAATTCCACCAAGAATATGAAGTCCTGTAGTTCTAGTTACAGATGTCCTACTAGATGTTTTATTAAAATCTACAACATTATTCTCTAATGAATTTTTATAATCTATTAATGCAAGTTTAAATAATTTTGCGTCTCTTATTTGCATTTCAAAAGATTTTGCGCCTAACTCTTCTGTTGACTGTCCAGCGTGACTTGAAATAACATCATCTACTACACCACTTATTTGTTCTGAACTTGTTTGTTTTCCGCCAGAAACTAATGACTTAACACCACTGCATACTGAAGCTATAATATTTGCAACATCAACTCGAAAAACACTTGCTAAAATTCCAAATAAATAACTAATCCATCCAAATCCCATTGCTTGAAATATTTTAGTAATAACCATAGGCGCAAACATGGATAATACGCTTGCAGTAGGATTTTCTGGATTTATATTTGATAGTACATAATTTTTTACACCACCAATAATGCCTTGAACAGAAACGTCTTGGGCACTCTTAACCATTGGATCAATATCTTGTCCAATAATTTGAGTAATTAATGCATTTTGATAGTATTCAATTTTTTCGGACATTTTATTTCATTGCTTTTTGAAAAGATGAAGGCAAATCTGCTGCAAGCGCTCTAAGATCTGCCAAATTATTTCCCGCATATCCACCTGGGCTTGCATCGCTTCCATAACCAATATGTTCATTTACAGCATTAAGAAATATTGCTTTTGTTTCTTTTGACATCTGATCAGCAAATGTTCCTCTAAATAAATCAACTGCCTGTTTACCTAAAATAATTATTCCTTCTAGATTTCTTATTAATGCAACTGGGCTTACTCCTGGTTTCATCATTTGATTAAGTGATGACGCGGAACGAGTAAGAACAAATCTATCTGATGGAACATGTAACATAGCATTGACTTCACCATACATTTGATTAAATCTTGCAGTCAAAGCATTAAGCGTTGTTACAAAAGTTGGCTCTTCAGCTAATTTGGAAATTTGATTCAAAAATCTTTGAATGTTTCCAAAACTAATTACACCATTTTCAAATGGTAGCCATTGTGAAGCCGCTTGGAAAAACTTCTGACGTTGCCTATTTTGTTCTGGAGTTAATTCTCCTGGCTTTCCTGGTTGTCCAGGCTGCGTAGTTCCCGGTGTTGGTTGTGGGGTTGCACCAGGAGCAGTAGTTACAGGACAAGCAGTTCCATCTGGACCAGTCATTTGACGACCAGTTTCAAGCATTTGAGTCATGTAATATGTATAATTAGCTTTTTGTTCTGGCGTCTGTGCATTACCAACCAAATTTCTAGCTCTAGTATATAAAACATGAACAATGCCACATTTATTATAATTCTTTACATCACCAAAAACAAAAGTCCTCTCATCAGCCGTCCATTTGCCAAGCTCTTCACCAATTTGCCAGGCGATATTATTGGAACTTAACCAAGCATTTAAATTTGTATCGGTTCTAATATCTCTTGCAGTTAATACTACAGGTCCTTTTAATTGTGGATTTCCCGCATGAATAGTCATAATTTTAACTAAACTATCTAAAACAACATTATCAGCAGGTTCAGCGGGCTTACCAGGTTCAGATTTTTTAACTGGTTCAACTAATGGAGTTGGGAATCTCATATTAAGTTGATCAATCATCTTGCCAACTGGGGTTCTAAATACTGGATTACCTTGTGATTTTGCTCTTAAATGTTTTAAATAATTAGCTAAAAGAGTTTTATTAGCAATGTAACCTTCTTCTTCTTTTTGAAAATCAACTTCAGTTCCGGTTGTTGCTGAAATAAAAACTGCATTATTATCATCATTTAATTTTGTTATTGCTTGATTGTTTGGATCATATTTATAAGCAATTGGTTGCCCATCATATTTAATATTATTTGTTGCTAAAAATCTAATCAAAGTTCCTAAATTAACTAAATCTGTCATTTTTAATCCAGTATCAGTATCAGAACTAATATGACTAGCAGTTTCTGCTGATTTAGGATCAACTTCTCTTAAACGATGTTCTAATAATTTTTTGGCAAGTGCAATATTTTCAGTAATTGATTGTTTTGCAATATCTTCAGGGGTTCTATTAGGTGTAAGCGGCGCAGGTGAACCTGGAGTAACAGTAGGTGGCATAACGGGAGAGCCAGCGGCAGCAGGAGTCGCAACAGAAGATCCTGGAGGCGCTGTTTGCACTGGCGTTCCAGCAGCTGGAGCATTAGGGTCTACTGCCCTTTTGTTGAATTTGTTTTCAAAATCAAGACCAGCTTTTAATAGGCTCTCAATTAAATTTTTATCATTATATATAAAAGACATTATGCTGCCCCCAAAGAACCTTTAATTGAGACTAATAACTTTGCCACTTGTTGTGGCGTAGTATATCCAATACTTTTAGCCCATTCAAATAATTTTTCTTTACTTGTTAATGCCACAAGCGGAATAGAATCCACTTTTTGATTATCATAAGTAGTTATATTAGTAACTGGAACTTTAGCTGTTGATATTCCTGCTCCAGTTTGTAGTTTATTTTGATCTTCAATAGTTAATTGCGCAGGATCTGATTTATTATTATAGGTTTCAAATGGTTGACGCCCTTCAATATATCCCCTAAATCCTGTGCCCTTCATAATTCCAGTATTAAAATTTCTATAAAATCTTGTTAAATTTTGTAAAATAGGAACTAATTTATTTGCTCTTTTTTCTGGTTCTCTTGGATTCTTTTTAAAAAGCTCTTCTGTAGTATACCAGTCGGTTGGGACTGCATTTCTTAATGCTTTAAGTTGATTAGTATCAAATCCTTGTGCCCTATAGCCTAAATCTGCCTCAACTCTTAATAATGCTTCTGCAAATGCAACAATGTTTAACAAACCATTATTTGTATTATCATTCCATTTTCCATCTGCACTTAAACCGCCAGTTGTGGAACTTAATCTTTTAAAAGTTTCAAGAACAGCATGCATTTCTGTTGGTTCGTCACCACCATGTTCTTTTTGTTCTTCTGGAGTTAATGGTTCAGTGGTATGAGTTACTCCTTTAGTTTTAGCCGTGCCAATATATTGTTCAGTTATGAAATTATTAAAAGCATCTCTACTTTGAGTAACTGATTTATCTTTATTTAAGCCTGCACGAGTAACCGTTGCTGCAAGATTTTTCATTTCAGTTTGCATATCTCTAACATGTTTATTTGGCATTCCAACACCAGGACCCGCTCCAGCACCTCCACCTCCAGTCGCGGGACCTCCAGACCCAGGAATTGCATCTTGAGCATTTTTTATTATATTAATAATATTTTGATAATATTCTTTTTTAGACATTTATGTATTATCCTTTTGAAGCCCAATAAGCATCATATTTTTTTATATAAGCATTAACTTCTACCATAACCATATTAAATGCATCCACAGATGTTACTTTTGAAAAAATTCCTCTTCCTGCAAAAATTTTATCTATAGTGTTTTCTGGAACTAATAAAGCTGCACTTATATTTTGTAAATTATCTCGTAATTGTACTATAAAATTAACAAATTCTTGTGCTTTTTGTAATCCTGTAGGATTATTTGTTTTTAAATAATCTTTATGCTCTTGTAAATCACTATGTTCTTTAGTAGCTTTCGCACGAACAGATTGTAGAGCGCCGTCAACCAATGATTTTAGTTTTACCTTGTCTTCTTGCACTCCTGGGGCGGCAGGAGTTTCATTTGGAGTATTAATATCTGTTACAGAAATATTATCTAAACTCTGCCATTGTTGTTGATAAAACCCTATTCCTGTTGAAAATGCATTTCTTTGATCTTTAAATTTAATATGATTTGGCGTACTATATAATAAACTTTTGGCAGAATATTCTGCATTTTTTACTGATTTTTTTGCAGTATCAATATCTGAAAAATAAGAATCTGCAGATGTACTTGCAGTTTTTAAATTTTGTAAAGCTGCCATGAAAGCTTCATATTTTTCTTCATCACCTATCATAAATGGAATCCAATCTCCTGGTGAGTTTTGATTTGGTAAATGTGGCAATGTTTGGTTAGCATATAAAATTAAAGAAGTTGTTGTTGCTATAAAATTTTGTTTTATTTTATATAATTCTATGCTGGCTTTTGTTGCTGGCGGATTATTTTGTCCTAATGCAACCTTAACCGCTTTTAATATATCTTTGTTATTTGATAATTTTCCGGTTGGATTCTTTTCAACAACCTTCTTAATCATTTCATGTTGATCTAAAATTGTTTCAAATGTTGAATCTCCATCAACACCTTCCAATTTATGACTTCCATCTGGATGCGCCTGATCAACTACATCCTCACCAGTCTCTTTATGAATATCATATAATGTCTCGGCTCTCTTATATGTCATGAATTTATTTTCAATTTCATTTGCATATTTATTAAAACCTTTGGATCTTAATCCTTCACATAACTTTACAATATTTAAAGTAAAATCTTCAGATGGTTTTAAATCTATTTTACTTTTAGCTTGCTTTATTAAACCATGAACCATTACATCTTCTTCAATTAAACCTTTATTTCTAGCGGTTTTCTCAAAAGAACGCATTACACTTGATTCATCAAATTTTGTATGCTTAAAAGTCATAATTTAGCCTCTATAGATTTATTTATCAATATTATGCACAGTTATGTATAATTCAATTTATTGGCTTTTAGCTTTTTTAAATTTACTAATAACGCCCTCGCTTATTCCAAAATCTTTAGACATTGAACTAATTGATTTAATTCCTGATAATATTATTTTGATTTGCTCTTCTGTAAAATATATTTTATTATGGGCTGGTGATTTATCAAATGAACCTTTAACTAAAAGGCGTGTAGCATGCATTGAACAATATCTAATACCATCAATAATTCTATAAGAAGCTTTATTTTTAACCTCACAACCAGGTACATTGCACTTAATTTCACCAGTTGCAAAACGTTCAGTATTACGCTTATTCCAAGCTAAAGTTGCCCTCTCAGCTTTTTTCTTTTTAGTCTCTTCTGTATCTTTGATGCCAATATGAGCTTGAGACATGTTTTGTCTTTTTTCAAAAGTATAATCAACAGGATGATCTCGACGGGCTTTGCTTAATGTTTGCAATTGTTCGGGAGTTCTCTTAGTTCCTTTAGCCGGATGACCTTGAGTGGCAATTTGATTAAGAGTCGCTTTTTTAAGGGCTGCGCTTCTTATTTCTTTTTCTTCAGGAGTTAGAGATGCATGCCAATCACTATGCATTCGTTTCCACTCTTCAGATTTAGGCGCAGTTTCTCCGCCAAGAGATAAATTATAACCTTTATCATCTTTAGCTAAAGAACTATATTGCCTGATAAGCTCTTCTTCTGTCCAGTTGGCGTCTTCATAAGATTTACAAGTAGCAATAACTTCAAACTCAAAAGCATCAGTGCCATATTTCTTAATAGCCATGCTAATTAATTGATTTGGATTGGGTTGTTTAGCCTGATTTTTATGTCCCGCCCATCTTTTTTGTGTATTAATGCTCTGTCCGATATAAATTTTACCATTAATTTGATTTGTTATTTTGTATAAATAATGCAATTTGTCCATGAGGAACTCCTTGCATCATATATATCAACAGAATGGATAATTTTAATACCACATAACCTCCACCATGCTACTGAAGGCGCTCGGTGGAGCTGTTAATAGTGCTACAGCAGGATGAATAGTGCTAGGACGTCTAGTAGTTAATATTCCATTTTCAGAAACATATAAATTAGCATTAACTGGATATTGTTGATTTGACTCAAACATATCTGTTTGGAAAAATATTCTATTAAACCATACAGTCATACGTCCAGATCCTAAAGTGCTATCATCACCAGGAATATTAGGTACAAAATATGTATAATTAACAATTGTTTTAATTGCGTTTGCAGACCCAGTTCCTAATAAATCATAATTTAATTCTGTTCCGGCAACAAATGTAATTACACCATTATTTGTATTTAATAATACATCAATTGTTGATAGAAAGCTTGAACCAATAACATTTGGATGTTTTAATTCTGCTTTAATATCAACTGGTGTTACTGGTCGTCCACCTGGACCTGGCACTCCAGTTGCTGGCACTATAATTGTTTCATTCCAAGAAACATTTGTAAATGCTTTTGTTTTTATTTCATCAATAATGCCAATAGGAGCTGTACCTTTACTTACAGTTGCCATTACTTGATTGCCAATAACAGTTAACTCGGCCACCATACCGGGCATAAATTCCGAACTAGGGTCACAAATAAAAGATGCTGGTAAATTGTTTCCTATTTGTAATAATTTTAAAATGGTATCCTCCAAAAACTTATAAATATGCTTAACATTAATGTCACCATATAAGTATATATCACAATTTATGAAGTTTTTAGCTGATTAATTAAAATCGACTATTTATGTATCTTCCCAATCTTCTTTATATGAAGTAAAATTTGCATCTAGATTATGATCAGACTCTAAATTTATATCTACATTCAATACATCATTTTCCAATGCATCATCTGCTTTAAATAAATCACCAGAATCAATTAAACCTTTTAAATCATCATCTTCTTTAACTTCAAGCAAACTTT